TTACGCTACAATAAAACTAAATTACTTTATCAATCGTGGCAGCTACCATAAATGCAACTATAAAAAGCGAAACTGCTAATAGCTATGTCACATTGACAGAAGCTAATAGTTATTTTGAAACAGTTCCAGATTCTTCAACTTGGACAGATAAAACAGACGACCAAAAGAATAGAGCACTAATATCTGCGACTAGATGGATAGATACCTTCGTGTACCAAGGTGATAGATGTGACGAGAATCAAGCATTAAAGTTTCCTAGAACTAATTACCAAGTGGATAGAGTTGAGTTAAGTTGTTCTACTATCCCACTGAACATTAAGTACGCACAGTATGAATTAGCTAGAGCATTAGCAAACGATACAGATGCTATGACAGGTAATTTAGGAACAGACGGAAACTTTTCGGAAGTAAAATTAGGGGATATAGAAGTTAAATATAATACTGCAAGTCAGGGAACAGGATCAGTAAATAATATTTTAGATGTTTACCCTTGGCTACAAAGTTACCTTGGAGCGTATATTCTAGGGGGAGCAGGATCTTTCCAAATGAGAGTGGTTAGAGGCTAATGGCAGGACAACTAGACTCAGCATTTAAAAAAATTGCAAAACAAGTAGTATCTCAACTTGGGATTGCATTAGATACTTCTATTGTTTACACACGAAAAGGGGTATCTAGCTATAACAACACAACAGGAGAGTACATAACAGTAGATACAAACTATACAATTAAAGTACCTATCGAGTTTGTACAATCTACTGAAGAATCTGGGTTTCAGGAGAATGTAGCGAGGCTCTTCATTACTCCAGACTTGATAGGTGACAATCAACCGCTTTTACAAGATGAAATAACTCTTACATTTTCTGGTTCTACAAGAGGAGCTAAAATAACAGATATTCGTACTTTAAAAGGTGGACAAGAATACTTGTTCCGTATTGATGTAATTTTCTAATGACCTTAGTAAACGCAAGAGCAGCATTTGAAACAGCAATATTAGACGCTGTTAACGACTCAGACCCAACTGTAACTGTAGTATTCGATAACACACCCTTTAGCTCACCAGGAAAAAATAAAAAGTATGTAATGGTAAACCTCGACTTTAATCAAGCTACTCTACAAAATCAGGGTGCTGCTGCAACTTACTACTCAGGTACAATAAGATGTGCAGTTATGACACCATCTAATAAAGGAACTGCTGTAGCTGCTGAGATTTCAGAAGCAATTATTGACGGTCTTATTTCTGTTAATGCTTCTGGCTACACAGATACTTTTTCTGTATCTCCAAGAGTAACCGAAATTAGTGGACCGTCATCTGTAGTAACCGAAGATCAAAGCCATTTTATGAGTGTAATAAACTGCGACTTCACAGCCAATGCGTAGAACAAAAGATTTAAAACATTTACCAGGTGATTTAGCTGCTTTAATTGTGAAAGGTAGAGCAGAAGCAGCATCCGAAATTCATTACTCTTTGCAAAACAGAAGTCCTTGGTTTACAGGAATATTTAACACTGCTTGGCAAATAAAAGGTGCTCCTGTCATACCTTCTATTCCAAGGAAAGACAACAATATAGACCCACAAAAAACTAGCAGAAAAGCACCAGTAAGACAAAAGCCCATATACACTTCCTTAGTCAAAATGCTTTACATAGGTAACAAGGCTGAATATGCAGGATTTGTAATTAATGCAATGGTCAGTCCTTATGATGGAAGAATGTATAGAGACTTATTTCCAGAAGCTAAAACTACTCCAAAACCTAATGTTCCTAATTGGTATTATGTTTATCTACAGAACAATTTTTTAGAAAAAGATATTAATAAGGGATTTCAGATGGTAGGGTTTAAACCAAAACGTAATTATACAATGCACAAAGGCACGAGTGCTTAAATTTATACTTTGAGTTATACTACAGAAATAGATACAATTTTTTATGCCAACAGCAAGAGCAATCGACAAACTAAAAGCAGCTTTTAGTGTCGAAGAACGCAGTAGTTACTCTATTTTTAAGGGTAAAGAGTTAGTCATAAAAATCTTTTGGTCGCCTCTTACAATAGCCGATAGAGACACCATAAACAGTACACTAATAGCTATGAACAAGGGCCAAGAAGAAGGTAATCTGGACTTTGCTCTTCAAGTAATTGTTACAAAAGCTGAAGACGAATCAGGTGCAAAACTATTTACAACAGCAGATTTACCAGCTTTACGAAGAGAAATACCTCTATCTGTCTTGCTGGATTTGATGCAAAAAATGCAAAGTTTGGGCGAGGAGGAAAGCCCCGATGCCGTAAAAAGCTAGATTAGAAAAAGATAATTTAATTTATTTACAGTTTTTTATAGCGGAACAATTAGGTTATACACATAGAGAAGTAAGAGAAAAAATGTCCTTACAGGAACTATACGCATGGAACGCTTACTTTCAAATAAAGGCTGAAAGAGAAGAACAGGCTATGGAAAAAGCAAAAAGGAAAGCCCAAGTTCGTAAAGTACGCTAAACTCTTAGTATCCGTGTATTCCGAAAAGTTTAGTGGCCTCCGAGTATAGCGTAAATATAAAATTAAATACTCAGCAAGTTAAAAAAGACTTAAAAACAATAGGCGATGACATATCAAATTTAGGTAAAAAGTCGAGTAAAGGTGCTAAGTCAGCTTTAAGTGACGAAGAAAAATTAATAAAATTAAGAAATACCCAACTCGGCTTAGAAAATAAGGTTTTAAGAATAAGAAATTCTCTTGGACCAATAAATAGAAAAGATTTTCACCAGAAAAAAGTAAGTGCTCATTTAAGTAGGGCTGAGTTCGAGACACAAAAGAAAAATTTTGAGTTAGCTAAACAGAGTATTCTATTGGCAGAACAAGAGATCCAAAATAAAAGAGTATTGCTTAACCATACTAAAGCCCTAGAAGAATCTGAAAAACGCAGAGTAAGACTTAAAGGAGGATCTACAGGATTCTTGGCTTCACAATATGGTCCACAAAGCCCTGGAATATTCCAAGCCCCACAGGGTTCGTACAGTAATTTATCTGATAGGTTATCGAGAGGAATGGATGGCAGAAGAACAAGACTAAACAATATGTTTGGAGGAATGATGACAAGAATGGGAGCAAGCAGAGGTTTTGACGCTGGAAGTGCTCTTATAAGTGGTGGTTTCCCTCTGTTATTTGGTCAAGGTCCGCTAACAGCAGCAGCAGGAGCAGCAGGTGGTGGTATTGGTGGAATGTTTGGCCAAATGGGTGGTTTTGCAGGAGGTATTGCAGCTACAGCAGCAGTTCAATCCATATCTAATACTCTTAACTCTGTAAGAGAGCTTGGAAATGCTTTACGCAAACCAACAGAAAACATAGGACTTTTAACCGAAAAGCTATCTTTATCTAATACTCCAACAGGAGATCTAATCGCAAAATTAGAAAAATTGGGAATGACATCCAGTGCTGCTTCAATTCTTATTGAAGAATTTGCAGAAAGAACAGGTAAGACCCCCGAAGAAGTAAAGGCAGCAACAAAAGACTTAGAAGAATTTAATAAAGGAATGGCCGATTTAGGACTTAAAATTGGTTTTATAGTGTCAGATGTTCTTGGTCCAGCAGTTAAATTACTTAACAGACTTCCTTTAGAGGGAATAGCAAAGTTTTTTATGGGAAGAGGGTTTGGTTTTTTAAACCCAGGTGGAGCACTAAATATAGGACCGAAAGAAACTTTGGCACAGAAAAAATTAAGAATTGAAAGAAACAAAAGAGGATCTGGAACAGGCAGTAATTTGCCTTCAAGCTTACAGGATGTTGACGCTATGGCTAACGCAGCTAGGGCTGCTCGTGAAATAATGCCTTTAAGACAAGCCTTAGAGATAGAACAGCAAAGATTTACGGTAAATGCAAAGATTCTGGGGGCAACAAAAGAGAAAAACAAGCTTGATTCAAAAATAGCAGAGTTAGAAATACTAAAAAGGGAAGCATCAAAAGAAACAAATGACACTCTAGACTTTAAGATTGAAAAGCTAAAGGCAGAAGTAGATTTGCAAAGACAAATTTATGAAAATGCGTTAATTCTTGCTGACCCAATACAAGCCCAAACGATACAACTAGATCAACAAATGGCGGTCTTACTGGACCGTGGTTCTCAAGTTGTTGCACTATCTCAGACAATAGCTAGTTCTTTTGAAGAATCATTTAAAGGAATAATTAATGGAACTATGAGCCTTCAAGATGCGTTTAGAAATATGTTGAACTCTATCGCCAACCATTTTATAAATACTGCTGCAAAAATGATGGCTAATCAAATGCAGAGAGGTTTATTAGGGTTTTTAGGCAAAGGATTAGGCGGTGGACTGTTTGGAGCAGGGGGAGGAGGAAGTGCTCCATTTATAACGGATGATATTTTCAACACGGGATTTGATACAAGCTTGATAAGTGCTGGTTCTTTCGCTAATGGGGGTTATGCACAAAGAGGTAAATCTTACTTGGTAGGAGAGAAAGGTCCAGAAATGTTTACTCCTGGTGCTGTTGGCGGTCAGGTTAGTCCTATGGGGGGCACAAATATAGTTGTAAATGTAGATGCTTCTGGTTCTTCTGTTGAAGGAAATGAGCAAGATGGTAGAGAACTTGGCCGTCTGATTTCGGCTGCGATACAATCAGAACTAATAACACAGAAAAGACCAGGAGGTTTATTAGCATAGTGGCTACTTTTCCAGATATTAAACCAACTTACGGGCAAAGAAAGTCATCCGCACCGTTGACTAGAGTTGTTCGTTTTGCTGATGGTTACGAGCATAGACTTTTATTTGGTATAGCTTCACATCAAAACCCCAAAACTTTTAATTTTACCTTTAATGTTTCAGAAACAGAAGCAGATACTATAGAAACATTTTTAGATGCCAGAGCTATTGATAGTGATAGTTTTACTTTTACACCTCCAGGTGAAAGTTCATCTTCTGAATTTGTCTGTGATAGATGGAGTAAATCAATACCATACAATAACAGAGCTACTATTCAAGCTACATTTAGACAAGTTTTTGAGCCTACCACATGACAACTACTTGGTCCGCTAGTGCGAGTTTAAGTGAAAATGCTATAGTTGCTCCTACTTCAGCTAATAATGGGCTGTTTTTTAAAGTAACTCAAGCTGGAACTACAGGAAGCAGCGAACCAGCTTGGCCGTTAACTGTAGGTGTTACAGTCTACGACAATAATGTTAGATATGTTTCTTTTAGCAGTACATTTTCAGATTTACAATCTATAAATCCTTCCGCAATTATTGAATTATTTACGCTTCAACTAGATAATGCCTTGCATGGAGCTACTACTATTTATCGTTTTCATGCAGGAAGTAATCTTAATGCTAATAATAAAATCACATGGGATGGCAACCAATACTTTAGATTCCCTATTGAAGCAACAGGTTTTGCATTTCAAAGAGGTCAATTACCTAGACCAAAACTTGTAGTAAGTAACGGAGGAAACACAGGAAGTTCCGTCACAGGTTTAAGTATTTCTGCGATTCTTTTAACTGTTAATGAAACTACTGCTGGTAACGATCTGACAGGAGCTACTGTAACTAGAATAAGAACATTAGCAAAATACATTGATGCAATAAATTTTGCAGATAATACAAATGCAACTGCCGACCCTAAAGCGGAATTTCCAAGAGAAATTTATACAATAGATAGAAAATCATCAGAAAACAGAGAAGTTGTAGAGTTTGAACTTGCATCGGTTCTTGATCTGGCTGGAGTTTTCTGTCCTAAGAGACAATGTACTCGTGCAGAGTTTCCTGCCATTGGTACGTTTGCATAATGAGTTGGAAATATAAAGCATTACTTCATGCAAAACGTGAAGATCCAAAAGAATCCTGTGGACTATTGTTAAATATAAGAGGTAAAGAAAGATATTATCCATGTAAAAATCTATCTATAACAGATCATCAGTGTTTTATTATTGACCCAGAAGATTACATAAAAGCAGATAATACTGGTAATATTATTGGTGTTGTACATAGTCATCCTATAACTCCTCCTACCCCTAGCCAAGCAGACAAAATAAGTTGTGAAGATAGTAATTTACCTTGGTACATTGTTAATCCAAAAACAGAACAATGGGCATATTTAGAACCATGTGGATATAAACCACCTCTTCTGGGTCGTCAATGGGTATGGGGGATTACAGATTGTTGGGCTTTAGTTATAGATTGGTACAAACAAGAAAAAAATATTGAATTATTAGATTACGAAAGACCTATTACTCCAGAAGAATTTATAAAAAATCCAGTGTTTGAAAAGTATTTACCTAGTAGAGGTTTTAGATTGTTAAGTTCAAGCGAACCCTTAATTAATGGGGATGTTTTAGCAATGAGTATTTTAGGAAATGGTTTAAATCATGTAGCGATTTTTTTAGATGGAGATGTTTTACATCATTTAACAGATAGACTATCTTGTAAAGAACCTTATTCCGAATGGTTATTAAAATGTACAGGAGGGAGGTATCGCTATGTTGCGTAAAATAAAATTATATGGCAAATTAGCCGAGTTTGTTGGACATAAAGAATTTAAGGTAAAAGTTGAAAATGTAGGAAAAGCTGTTAGTTTTTTGATACATAATTTCCCAGAATTAGAATCTTATATGTCGCCTAAATATTATCAGGTAAAAGTAGGTAGTTATCAAATAGATGAAAATGAAATACATAATCCTATAGGTAATGAAGATATTCATTTTATTCCAGTAATAAGTGGAGCAGGAAAAGGTTTTGGAAAAGTTTTACTTGGAGCAGCATTAATAGGTGTAGGATTTCTAGCCCCTGGAGCACAATTTGGTGGATTTGGATTTGCAGCAAAGACAGCAGGAACTTTTAGTTTAGGAGCAGTAGCTGGAAATGTTGGTATAGCTTTAGCTTTATCAGGTGTATCCGAAATGTTATTTCCTTTACCGCAGCCTGGACAGTTTGAATCAACAGAAGATCCTAGATTATCGTTTAGTTTTAGTGGAATACAAAATACTTCTAGAGCAGGAACTCCAGTTCCCATAGTTTATGGTGAAATTTTTACAGGAAGTGTTGTAATAAGTGCAGGCATAGATACTAATCAGGTGGAAGGATGACTATTAATAAAGGAACTATTAGAGGTGCTGGCGGTGGAGGCGATCAAGCCAAAAAACCTGTTAACACTCCAGATAATATGCACAGTAGGCAATTTGCTACATTGCAAGACTTATTATCTGAAGGTGAAATTGAAGGTTCAGCTACAGCATCTAAAGCTCAACTTACAAAAGGAACAGATGCTTACAACAATGCGTTTTTAAAAGATATTTTTTTAAACGATACTCCTATACTTCAAGAATCTGCCAATAATTCAAGTCCAGCCGAAACCGATTTTAATTTTAAAAATATTACTTTTAATAGTCGCTTCGGCACAGCCAATCAAGAATTTATCCCTGGAATTACGACTGAACCTAGAACTCCTAACAATGTAAGTGTAACTGTTACTGTAGCTGCCCCTGTTATAAGGCAAATTACTACTACAGATTTAACTGCTGTTATAGTTACTCTTACTTGGCCAGCATTACAATTTTTTAGAGATGGAGATATTTTAGGTGATACTGTTAGATATCAAATACAAGTACAGCATGACTCTGGTGGTTATGCCGTAAAAATAGAGGATGAAGTTAGTGGTCGTTCAGCAGATGCTTATTCAAAGGATCACAGAATAGAATTAACTGCTGGTTATACAACTGTAGATATTAAAGTTGTGCGACTGACAGCAGATTCAACGGATGCAAATAGAATAAATTCTTTTCAATTTACCAGTTTTCAAGAAGTTCTTGATAATCAATCTAATTATCCTAACAGTGCATATACTTCAATAAGACTAGATAGTAAACAATTTAGCAGCATACCCAGTAGAAAATTTCGTCTTCGTGGAATAAAGGTAAAAATTCCAGGTGCAGGAGCTAACAATTCTGGAACACCTACTGTAGATGTTGCTACAGGTAGAATAATTTATCCCGAAGGTTACATTTTTAATGGTGTATTAGGTGCAGCTACTTACACTAATTGTCCAGCGATGTGCTTGTTGGATTTGTTAACTAATACAAGATATGGATTTGGAGATCACATAACTGAGAGTAATTTAGATTTATTTAGTTTTGTAGCTGCCAGTAGATATGCAAATGAATTAGTTGACGATGGCAGTGGATCTGGTGCAACAGAAGCCAGATTTAGTTGTAATGTTAATATTCAAAATTCACAACAGGCTTTTGACGTTATAAACGCTTTATCAGGTGTTATGAGATGTATGCCCATATGGTCTGCTGGAACTATAACAATTAGTCAAGATAAACCAACAACTCCATCCTATTTATTTAATTTGGCGAATGTAGGGTCAGCAGGATTTAGTTACTCAGGTAGTAGTTTAAAACAAAGACACTCTATTATCTCTGTTAGCTATTTCAACATGGATTCCCAAGAAGTAGATTTTGAAGTAATAGAAGATGCAACAGCAATTTCTAAATTAGGTCATATTAAAAAAACTATCAAAGCATTTGCTTGTACCAGCAGAGGACAGGCTTCACGTTTGGGTAGAGCAGTTTTGTTTGCGGAGCAAAACGAATCTGAAACAGTAACATTCACAACTTCAATAGATAGTGGAGTGCTTGTAAGACCAGGAGCAGTAGTTGAAATAAATGATCCAGTAAGAGCAGGAGCTAGAAGAGGTGGTCGAGTTGTTGCTGCTACAACTAATACCATAACTATTGATGCACAAGCTTTGACCAGTTTAACTACCCTCGGTACAGATGGTAACCCTAACTCAGGAATAGGATTAGATGATGCTCCAACTATTTCAGTACTTCTCTCTGATGGAACTGTTGAATCGAGAACTATAACTGCAAATTCATCAGGAGTTCTAACCTTAAATTCTGCTTTGTCATCAGCACCAAATGTAAATGCACCTTATGTGATATCTAGTAATGCTTTACAAACTCAGTTATTTCGAGTTATTCAAGTTGAAGAACAGGATGATGTTAACTATGCAATTACTTGTTTATCTTATGTAGAAGGAAAGTATAATTTTATAGAAACAGGTGCTCCTTTTGCTGTAAGAACTGTATCTTTACTAAATAAGCCTGCTCCACCTCCTAGTGCTCTCAATATTACAGAACAAATAGTTGTTATCAATAATCTTGCTCATAGTAAACTTATTGTGGATTGGAAACCTGTAGATGGTGTCAGCAAATATCAGGTAAATTACAAATTTGAAGATGGTAATTTTGTAACTCAAGAAGTTTATGCTTCTGATTTTGAGTTAATGGACACACCTATAGGAAAGTACACTTTTCAAGTTTTTTCTTACAATGCTGCTTTATCGTTATCTGCTAATTCTGCTGATGCTACTTTTAGTGCAGTAGGAAAAACGGCAGTTCCTGGGAATGTTTTAAATTTAACAATCGAACCTATAAACGAACAGTTTGCAAGACTAAGATTTAGTCAATCTACAGATGTAGACGTTTTGCATGGTGGACGAGTTTATGTAAGACATACAAACCAAACTGGAGGTGCTGCAATATTTCAAGCTGCACAAGATGTTGTTGAGGCTGTTGCTGGTAATGCCACTGAAGTTATAGTGCCTGCACTTCCTGGAACGTACTTACTTAAGTTTCAAGATGATGGTGGTAGATTCAGTGAAACAGCAGCTAGTGTAAGTTTATCTACAGTTGAGATACTCGACTCTATAGTTGTTAAAACAGATAGAGAAGATACAGATGCAACACCTTACAACGGAAGCAAATCAAATCTTGTTTTTGATTCTAGTATTGGAGGTTTAAAACTTACTAATCCAAGTTCAAATGCAAGTGGTACATATGATTTTGTAGATACTCTTGATCTTGGCGGTACATTCTCACTTGTCTTAAAAAGACACTTCCAAGGTGTTGGTTTTTATGTTGGAGATGAGTTTGATAATAGAACAGAAAATATTGATACATGGACAGATTTTGATGGTGCAATAGCTCAAGATGTGAACGCAAAAATAGCAGTTAGAACTTCAACTGATATGAGTTCTTACAGTGCTTTTAATGATTTTGCTAATGGAACATTTAAAGGTAGAGGATTTCAATTCAGAATTAGTATAGATACAGCAGATACAGCACAGAATATGAATCTACAACAAGCAGGATATACAGCAACTATGCCATCAAGAACTGAACAATCTTCCGTTATAGCATCTGGAGCAGGAGCAAAAGCTGTTACATTTACAGCACCATTTTTCGTTGGAACATCTGCACTTGGTAATTTAAATAATTTTTTACCAGCAGTAATAGTTTCGCCACAAAATATGGCATCAGGTGATTATTTTGAACTTACTAGTGTATCTGGAACTGGCTTTACAGTTCACTTTAAAAACTCAAGTAATGCTAGTATTGATAGGAACTTTACCTATAGTGCTGTTGGTTTCGGCAAAGGAGGGTAACATGGAGGAAAATAGTATTTAACTGTGGCTGACGTTACAAATTACACAATCGAAAATGCTTCTGGAGCGAACGTAAGAACTGACCTCAATAATGTTTTTGCTGCGATCCAATCAAGTAATTCTAAATCTTCTGATCTAGCTACAAGTCAATGCGTAGCTGGTATGCCATTTTTAAATACCACTACAAATATATTAAAAATAAGAAACTCAACTAATGGTGGTTTTACTGAAATCGGAAATATAGATCAAGCTAATTTAGGTTTACTATCTAAAGCTGGTGGTACGATGACAGGTCCGTTGTTAATAGATAATTCCACAAGTGCATCAACACCAGCCTTAAGTTTTGATGGGGATACAGATTTAGGTTTATTTAGAAAATCTGCAAACATTATGGGATTTAGTTCATCTGGCACTGAACAGATGCTATTTGATGGAAACGGCATAACTTTACAATCACAAAATGAAATAAGATTTGCTGATGCTGATTCAAGTCACTATGTTTCTATGAAAGCTCCCACAAGTGTTACCTCTAATAGAACAATTACATTGCCAAATGAAACAGGAACTTTATTAACCTCGGCATCATCTGTACCAAGTACTTCATTATCTGGAAGTCTGTTTGTATTAGGTTCAACTGCTGTATCTCAAGGAAATACAATAACTGCTTTAGCAGGCATGAACCAAATAGCTCCAGCAACTAATAACCTGTATAGTCTTGGAACGAGTGCATTACGATGGTCAGATGTGTTTACTGCTGACTTGGATTTAAGCAACGAAGGAAGTCAAAATGATATTGACGGAACTTGGGGTTCATATAAAATTCAAGAAGGAGAAGAAAATCTTTATTTAATTAACAGAAGAAATGGTAAGAAATACAAATTTAATCTTACGGAGATAGAATAGACTTATGGCAATCATTCCTGGAAAAAAGAATTTTACTGTCGATAGAAGAGCAGACTTTCCGATTAGATTGACATTTAAAGATTCTACTGGATCAGCTATAGATTTAACTGGATACACTGTGGCTGCTCAAGTTTATGACGAATCACGATCCACAAAATATGCCGATTGGTCAGTTGCTTACACTAATAGAGCAGGAGGTACTGTTGATATTTCCCTTACAGATACGCAAACAGCAACTTTCACTCCAAGTATTTTATTTTATGACGTATTGTTAACAGAACCAGGCGGTAACAAATTTTATTATTTAGAAGGTAAACTATTTATAAGTGAGGGATACACAGCATGAGCAGTCCAAATTCTGTAACTGTAAGTCAGGTATCTGATGTAACTACAGTTGAACTAACAACGCAAGGTCCACAAGGTCCAGCCTTTGCTGCAACTGGAACTACTTTGGATGACTCCAA